ACCGCCATGTCGGCGGCGATCGCCGTTCGGCTTGTGTTGGCGTCCAGCCGCGCGCGCGCCAGGCTCGCTCGATTGAGCCCCTGGCCAAGCATCAGGCCGACGAACTTCAAGCCCAGCGCGCCCAATTTCAGCGCAGCCAGGCCGCCAGCCGCGACAGCGAGCGCCCCTGTTACTCCAGGGAACGTCTCAGCAGCCCACGCCAGGCCGTCGACCAGGGCGCCGAGCGGCGTCAGCACCGCATTCAGCGCCGGCAGCATCGCCGTGCCGACAACCGTAGACAGGCGAGTCAGCCGGGCAGTGAACGCATTCCAGCCGGTGCGCGAGGTGTTGGCCACCCCGGCCGCTTCCTGCATCATCGAGCCGTTTTCGCCGAGAGCTGACGTCGCGTACTTGCTCTTATCCTTGACCATATCAAAGGCGCGCTGCACTTCGCCGAGGTTCTGCAACAGCGGCTGAATCGCGCCGATCGACTCGGAGCCGAAAAGCTGAGTCGCAACCGCAGCCTGCTCCTCGACCGGCTCGGCTCTGATCGCCTCGAGCACCTTCATTACCGTGGCCGGGGCATTGCCTTGCATGTCTTTGGCCAGATCCTCAGGCGTAAACCCGAGCTTTTCCCAAACCTCCTTTTGCCCCTTGGTCGCGGCATCGCCTTTGGTCAGCGCGGCAGTGAAGTTCTTAAACCCGGTGCCGGCGATTTCCTTTTCGGTGCCAGGGTTAAGGAATGCAGTCGACAGCGCCGCGCTCTCCTCAGGCGACAGACCCGAGGCCTTGCCGACGGCGCCATAGCGTTTGACCACCGACGCAATATCGGCGGCCTTGGCGTTGAAGTTGTTGCCGAGGTAGTTGGTCGAGTCGGCGAGATCGAGCGTCTGCGCCCGGTTGAGGCCCATCGACGCACGCCAGCCGGCCATAGTTTCGCCGGCCGTCTGCGCGTCGATATCGAATGCCGAGCCCATGATCGCGGCGTCGCGAGTGAAGCTCATTACCTCGGCCGTCTTGGCTTGGACGTCGACCTTTCCGTCTTTGTCCTTATGCTCGTTACCGATGCCAGATTGACCGGCCGCGTACTCGATTTTTGCCAGATCGATGGCGGTCATGCCCGAGGAGGCGATCAGGCGATCGCTTGCCAATTTCAAGTTGGCCGACGCCATCGCCTCCTTGCCGCCGTCCTCGAAGGTGATCACCTTCCCGACGTCGGCCATGGCGGTTTCCATGTCCATCGCCTGCGAGATCGGCCGACTGGCCACGTAGGCGAGCGCCGCTGTCTCGACCATCTGCCCGCGCAGATCCGCGCGCTGATTCCGGTTTTCGTCGATACGACCTTGAGCGCCTTTGACTGCAGCCAATTTTGCTCGCTGCGACGTCAAGGCGGCGTTAGCTGCCTCGGTGGCCGTCTCGAGGCGTTTCTGCTCGCTGGCCAGCTTGCCGGTATCAACGCCGGCCGCCGCGAGATCTGTCTGCAGACGCTTGAGCTCGTTCCCTTCGGCCCGCTGAGCAGCCTGCAGCGTTTTGACGCCGGCCGTAGCCTTGTCCTGTGCGGTGTCGAGCTTGGAGACAGCGAGCGCAGCCGACTTTAGCTCGCGAGCGTAACGCGCCTCCTCGGCTCGAGCAGCTCGCACTTGCCCCGTGGTCGCCTCGGTTGACGCCGCCAAGGCCTTGAGTGCTGCAGTCGCGATCTCGTGCTGCTGCGTCAGCTGCGCAACCTTAGAGGCTGCCGCCTGGTGCTCCCTGCTGACCTTAGACTGCTCGACCCGAGCAGCCTGCAGCGCCACAGTGGTGGCCTCGGCCTTCTGCGTAAGCCTCGTGTACCCGTCGACCGAGCGCGCGGCCTGGTTGAGCTTTTGGAGCTCGGCCTGCTGTAGCTTTATCCCTTCTTGCAGCGCGCCGGCCTTCTTTGAGAAGTCGCCGAACGTGCTCGAGTAGGAGTCGGTCGCGGCCAGGCGCAGCGAGTATTTGGATTCCGCCATGCCTTACCCCTTGTTGACGCGCAAACGGGTCATCGCCAATTCATAGCGACGCAGCCCCGTCTCGGCGTCCCATTCCAGAATCTCCGCCTCGGTTACGTTGTAAGCGAGGGGCACAATGTCGAGAATTACCTCGACGTCGTTTACTGAAAGTAGGCAGCCGGTTTGTTCAAAAAATCGTTCAAGCGCCCCTGCAGCTGAGTCCAGTCAGGAATGCTCAACCGCTGGATCTCTGGCACCGACAAACCGGTGCAGCTGGCGCTGCAGAAGTCCGCGCGCTCGTTGTCGGTTTTCATCTTGCGCATAGCCTTGGTGACCTTCATCCCCGGCACCTGCAGCTGCAGGCGATCGATCGTTCGACCAATGCCTTTGACTGGCACCAAAAGCTCGACGTCGTCGGGGTCTTCCGGCAGGCGCTCGAGGAAGTAGGAAGCCGGCAGGCTCACGTACTCGTGAATCATGGTCGAAAGCGTCACGTAATCCGGCCGCTTGATCTCGCCGAGCTCCTCCTCAGACAGCCCGCTTGCCAGGCGCAGCAGCGCCTCGAAATGGTCGTCTTCGTCCGCGCCGGCCTTGGCGATCGCGGCGCGATGCTCGGCCACGGAGAAGGGGCGCAGGCTGACAGAGGCAAGCGAGCGCCCGTCGGCCAGGTCGACCGGGAAGCGCAGAGGATGATCAGGGAGTGCCCAAGGCTGTTTTTCTTGCATGGTTTACTTTCCTTCAAGCAACAAAAAACCGCCCGAAGGCGGCTGTTTTTGTGGGAGTCGATTTAGCCGGCCAGCAGCGCCATACGGCGAGCGCCTTTCATCATGTCGACGCCGTTGATGGTCACCACCTGCGTGCGGGTGTTGATATCGGTCATCGGCACGCCATTCTCGAGGCGCTGGTAGCTTTTCAGCGCGATTTCCAGAATGGTGACGGGCTTGTCTTTCATCTTGAGGGTTTTCTCCTCGAAGACTTTCAACTTGCCGGCGCAGATGTAGTAGGTAAACCACTCGTTGCCGTCCTGGTCTTCGCCCGCTTCCTGCACGGTCAGCATGATGTCGTCGCCGCCGCTGACGCCGAGTGCGGTCATGATCGCGAGGCCGATGCCTTGCAGCGTCAGCTTGGCGCTCAGGGCCTTGAGGCCGGTCGCCATTTCCTCGGCGACAAAGCGGCCGCCTCGCATTTCTTCCATTTCAAAATCGATCTTTGGCGGCTCGAATTCTTCAATGGTCGCCATCAGCGGCAGGCCCTGCAGGGTCGCGGTGATGATCTGTCTTACGCGGTTAGTGAACATTAGAGAACGTCTCCCAGGAATTCTTCGAGAATGGCGTCGCTCGCGTTGAGCTGGTAAACCATGTTCTCGTTTGGCGAGTAGCGGCCGTAGTCAATGCACAGATACCAAGTGCCGTTTTTGTACTTCTCGAGGCTGTTCAGCTCAGGATGCAAGTACACCTTGCCGCCCGGAATGGTTCCGTCGGCGACGAGCGTCTGCAGCCACTGATTGACGCGCTCTACTTCCTGATCCATGAAGCCTTTGGTCAGGTTTTTGGCCATCACTTTTTGAGCCGCTTTCACCAGCTTTCGGGCGATCGCATCCTCAAGGCCTACGTGGCTGATGAATTTGCCAGTGATCGAGCGGTTACCAATCAACGAGAAGCCGCCGAGGATGGTTCGCGCGTAGTAGCTGACCCCGTAGCGGTTGAGCAGGTCGCCGTCGGTGGCCTTGTCCAGAATGTTGTATTCGACGGTACGCGAAACGTCGGCTGCGTAGGTGACCTGGTTGCCGGGGCTTTCCCACTGCTTGACCGAGGCAAGCGCGGCAATGGCCAGGCTCGACGGCGGCAAGAAGACGTTACCCAGCGCGGCTTTCGAGTAGACCGCTGGCATTTGGTGAACCAGGTAGCAGCGGTCGTAACCCAGCGCAGCGCCGCCGATCGTCTCGCTGTTTTCCACCTGGCCGGCGACGTTCGTATCTTTGCCGTCCAGAACGACGCGAGAGCGGAGGCGCTTACCGAGCGAGGCCAGCTCGCTATGCACCGACTGATCATCCGAGAAGCCAGGGGCGCCAATGATGGTCGGGTCTTCAGCGCAGAGCGTCAGGGCCTGCAGGCCCTTTTTCTGACCCGTCAAAGCATCCTCACCGCCAATGACGTTTGCAATCGTCGCGGCCGGCGTGGCGCCCTTCTCTACAACAATTACATAGATCGGCACACGGACAACTTTGAGGATCGCTTTTACGACGCCGTAAAGCGTCCCCTCCTCATCGCCGGTCGGGTCCAGCATCTCAGCCGCCTGCAAACCGCTGATACGAAACGGGGCGTCTTTCGGAATGCCGATCGCGCAATTCGGTGCAGTGCCAACGATGGCGACGACGTTGTCGCCAATCCCGCCCATCGACTCGGGCGGTTCGGTCGTCTCGAATGTGACGCCGTTGTGTTCAAAATTGATTACTTCAGCCATGTTTTAGCCTGCCTTTGCAGTGGATTTTTTAGCCGCTGGGGCCGCGCTTTCAGCCGCTGGCACGGCAGCCGCTTCAGCCTCGAGCTGTGCGGTCAATTTGATGCGCCCCACGCCCTCGAGCTGCTGCGCTTGAACGCCCATGAGCTCGAGCTCCTCACCGACGCGCGACCAGTGGCCGCCGCCTTTCGGGAACGGAATCAGGACGGTGTATTTCTGGCGGTTGGCCATGTACGAATCTCCAGGCACAAAAAAAGCCGCTTAGCGGCCTTCTGATGGTTGTCAGGTAGTGGGTTAAATGGATTTCCAAGGGTTGACTTCAAACGTCAATCCCTTCCATTGCGCCGAAGGATCTGCGCTGTAGTCTTCTGCCCAGTCGCTCGGCTCTGGCTTGAAACCGAGCTGAACCACCAGGGCGCGCGTGGCCGACCACTGCCAAACACCATAGAAGCCGTAATAACGCCGGCCCGTGATCTTGTGAGTGGCCAACAGCAGGCGTTGCCCACCCTGCCCCGGTCGATCCTCTACGCTCTCATCGCCCCAGTAACGGTAATCGCACTCGGCCACCGGACAACTGAACCAAGGGGTAAAGCGCATATTGTTCGCCGGGTTGCGAATGGCCAACCACCAGAATTGGGAGAACCAGTGATAGGCGCCCAGGCCGAACGGTGAATTCAGATGCCACCAGCCGCGCTTATCGCCAATGGCGCCGTCGCGGTCGTTTGACCACAGCCAAGCCCACGCAGGAAGACGGGCCAACGCCCAGTTGCCAGGCGCCTGGCTGAATGGAATCAACGGGCCCTCGACCGTCAGGAAAGGCAGCGCAGACGGCACCACCAGAAACCCCAGCAGGATCAGGAACACCCGCAGCGGCAGGAACAGCGCCCACTGCAAAGCAGCGCGCCAGATATGCAACGTCATCGTAAAACCTCGGATATCGGAAAAGAAAACGCCCCGTCAGTGCGGGGCGTTTATTGGGTTTGTTCGGCGATCCACGCCGGCGCGATGGGCCGGTGCTGGCTGTCGGGAAAGTCGAGCGATTGAGGCCAGTCGCGCAAGGCCTGAATGTACGTCAGCAACTCGCCGAATTGCTCGGTGGTCAGCGTCGTTTGCTCGCCAATGTCGAGTTGGTCGCGGTGCCGCTCACGCAGCCACTTAACACCCTCAATCTCGGCATCACGCCATGCCCGCTCTCGCACCGAAAGCGCCTCGGCCGTTGGTGGCAAGGGATCGATCAGGATCGGCAGCCCCTGCGCATCGTGGCTGCGAATCTTTCCTTCGGGCGGGTTGCCAATCACCGACAGAAAGCGTCCCTCATCAATCGGCACCGCATCGGCCGGCATATTGGCGCCGTGCAAGCTGGTCAGGTAGGTGCAGCCCGTGGTTTTACTGTAATAGCGAATGTCCATGACGTGCCCTTAGGAACCGATAGAGAAATAAGTAACTTTGGCGTTCTGTACGACCGCCGACCACTCCAGCGCCGCCCACTGGAAGCCCAGCAAACCCTTGGTAAGGAGGTACACATTCCAGTTACCAGCGGCGTTTTCTTGACAGGACAGTAATGTCTGATAGTGGGCATTCGGAAATGCCAGCGGCAGCGAGTAAGACACTGGGGCGTTACTGGAAACGTCGCCGACGTTGATTTGCCCCCACTGAATAATCAGGCCGCCCAGCCACTTCGGAAACACGATGGAGCCGTTGTCCGCCAGGCTGATTGAGACGCCCAGCCGCATCTTTTTGGGGGTGACGATTGTGGCGTCATCAGTGCCGGCATTGGTCTGCGCCTGCGTGGCGACCTTGGCAATCCCCGCAACAGCCTCAGTCGCCTGAATGACCAGCGCCGCGAGGCCCGCCGAAAACTTCTTCGGCGTCAAAAAGGTGCTGTCATCGACCCCCGAATTGGTCTGCGCCTGCGTGGCGACCTTGGCAATCCCCGCAACAGCCTCAGTCGCCTGAATGACCAGCGCCGCGAGGCCCGCCGAAAACTTCTTCGGCGTCAAAAAGGTGCTGTCATCGACCCCCGAATTGGTCTGCGCCTGCGTGGCGACCTTGGCCCACCCAAAGGCCGCCTCGGTGGCCTGCGTGACGCGCTTGGCGATGGCCTGAAACACCCGAAGCGCAGTCATCGGCTTAGCATTATCCTGATCGGCCTGCGCCTCGGCTTCGGCCTGCGTAGGAATGCCGATGCCGTAGCCGGCCAACGTATCCGGGTTCGTTCCGCCAGTGGCCCGACCGTACTTATCGACCGTCAGGCTCTTATACGTCCCCGCTTCAATACCCGTTCTGCCGGCCAGCATTTCAAACGTCAGCGCGGTAGTGCCCAGCGTTATTGGGCCATCCGTGACCAGTTGCCAGCTGGTGTCGGCCAGGGTCGCGCCCTGCTCAACGGACACCAGCAAAGCCGACGTCACCTCGGCGCTTGTGTCCGCATCCAGCGCGCGCGGCCAGGCGCCGTTTGCTGCGATGTAGAGGCCGTTATCCTTTGCCAAAGTCTGGTTTTTAACGAGGACTCGATCGCCAGCAACTACCGCGACGCCGTCGATTGTTTGGGCGCCACTTAACACGATGTTGGCCGTGGTCGCCGCCCGTACAGATTGCTTGCTGTCGAGCTTGGCCAGCTCGGCAGCGACATAATCAGTCACCCAGGCACGAGTAGCCTTGACGATCGTGTCGTCGATCACCAGGGTCACGATCGAGGCGTTACTCGTCTGAAAAATTGAGCGAAGGTAGAACTCCTTACCCGAGCCGGAACTTGCCAATACTGGCTTGTACGACTCTGGATATTTGACGATCGCGTACAGAACCCCGGTGTCAGTCCAGATCCCAGCCTCTCGAACGTACCAGCCGCCCACATTGTCCGGGATAGTGATCTCGGCCAGTAGCCAGCTGGAATTGTTCGCGTCCTGAATCAACGAATTGAGATCGCCGCGCCAAACCTCACGCCGAAGCGACGTCGCAGCGGCATCAGGGTTGTAGATCGCCCCGTTACCGTCCCCCACGGACATTTGCTTGAGCTTGATAGGCTGACCGGCAGCCTTGCAGGCGGTTTCGTAGGCAATCCCCGCGCTAGTCAGCAGAGTGTAAAAATCGGCCATTTAGGACCCCAAAGGAAAAATAGTGGTCGTCTCGACGGAGTAGAGCCCGGCGCCGATGAAGGCTTGACCGGGAGCTTCGAGGCCTTCGAGAACAAGCGGATAAACAGTGGTCAGCTCGCCGCCAATGGTTGCGGCACCGATGAAATGCTCGCCCGTGGCGACCAGGCCGACCGATACGGCGAGTGTGTCGCGCTCGCTCTTTGCGTCAGCGATACGACGGTCGAGACGGGCGTCCATTTCCTCGCTATAAGGCGTCTCAGCGAAGGCCCGAACCGTGAAGGTGTACGGAGCTCCAATGGGCGTCTGCGCGTACCACGGCGTCACCTCTGGCACCATTTGCAGGCCACGAACTGCGTTTTCTAACGCGCGTTGCGTGCCGGCCTGGCGCTTTGTCGGCCAAGCCAGCTCGACGGTTATGCGCTTCTCTGCCGCTGGTGCCGCTGGCGACCACTCACTGACGCCCCGATCGGCAGCCAGGTACGGCAGAAACTCGACCGGCGTCTCGTGCGGATTCATCAGTTCGGGAAACGGCGGTGTAATTCGCTCCAGGAGCTTTGCAAAGCCGAGATCAAGCGCCGCCTCGAGCGGCGACTTATTGGCCGGCAGCAGACTTTGAGACGAGGCGTCTTGATCATCACTCATAGCGTTCTGACCTCGATCTCGACCGCCGTGCAGTAAGGCGCTTGCGATGCAGTGGTGATGATCGGAGCCAGTGGCTCGAGAACCTCAAGCTGCACGGCACCTGCAGCGTGCAGCGTGTAATCGACCCATGAAGCCTCGACCCGACCGGCCAAGCGATGGCAGCTTTCTGCGTAGGCCTGTAGCTGACTTGTGGCGCTCGCCTGCGTAAGGCTGGCGTCAGGCCCCGAGTTGATATAGGCGATCGCGCGGATTTTGTAGTTGATGATCTGAGCGGCCTGCACGGTTACAAGATCCGTTTCGGGCTTGACATCATCGCGAGCAAAGTGCGCGCGAACCGCGCCGAGCAGTTCCGCGCCGGGCGTTCCGTTTCCGGCGCGGGCCAGCACCGTAACCATGACGCTACCGGGGGCCGTTCGACGGGCGTTGCCATCCTTTACCTGAGCGGCGTAGCCGTCAGGGTTGAACTTGTAAGTCACATTGACCACGCCCGACGATGGCGTCTCGACCGACACCACCGGGCGCTCGCCAAGGGTCAGAATTTCTCGCCGGTATTGCATCCGAGAGCCGGCTGCAGGGGCGTGCGGGGCCAGGTAATAGCGAAGCCTGGCGTCGTCGTCGCTTTCGTAAACTGGCTCGATTACTGGAAAGGCCGAAAGGTCGCCCGCTTTCAGCAGCTGACGCTCGAGCCCCATGTCGGCCAGTCTGGCGTCAAGGTTTGAGCCGGTCGCCCACCACGCCAGCATCTGCTTTATCCTGGCGTTGTATTTCCGTTCCTGCGCCTGCAGCCTGACCGTGAAGGCCTCGAGCGCGATGGTCAGCAGCTCGCTTTCATTCTCGAGACTGACCTCGAGCTTCGCCGCATCCACAGGCGATCGAGCGGCGACGTACTCAACTACAAACGCCTTGAATTCTGCGAGGAGCGGCTCGAATTCCTCGACCTTGACGATCTCGGGCTCTGCCAACTGGTTTTGACCAGGAATGAGCATGCTCACGCAGTCACCTCGAACGTCATTTTTCGGTTATGCCAGACACCGGCCAGGCGCAGGCGAATGCCCGCCCCCTCTCGGGTCGCCAATATCGTTTCAGGCTTGAAGTCGTTGATACCGTTCGCCTCGTTGTAAAAGGCGTCGGCTGCGTCTGACTGCGCCAAAAGCAGCAGCCCGTCGCCCGTGTTTTTGCTGAGCCTGGTCAACATGCGGCACCCATACAGAGGCCGCTTTTGCCGAGTGCCGAGCGGGGTCGTCAGCGCGCGCGTCGCACGCTGCACAAATTGAGGCCAGTCGTCGACCGTGGCCCCGGTATTGCGGTCGATTCCGATCATTGAGGAGGTCCAGAGAACGCGCCCGATTTCGGCTGCGTGTCTTTATGCAGGTGGTCTTTGCCGATGTTGGTGCCATCGTGATCAACCGCGCCGCCGACATGCGAGAAGCCTGCAGCGGTCACCTTGAACCCCACGGCGCCGAGCATTACGACGACGCCGTCACGATCGGCCTTGACCGATAACGGGCCATTGACCCAGTTGAAGCCGTGCGAGCCATGGTCGTAGCTGCTTTCGGTGCCGTCCGGGTACGTCTGGCGCCGCAGCGTGGCCACCGTTGACGGGGCCGGAAATGCGTCCGAGGTCAGGCCGCAGAGGGCGATCGCATGAGCGCCACCATCGCCGCCGCCGTAATTGATCAGCAGGCATTGCTCGCCAACCGATGGCACGCGCGTTTCGCTGATCTCCCCCGCGCTGGGGTTCATCCACTTAATCGACGGCGTTGTCAGGTCGCCGTGACTTACCGTGCAAGTGCCGGCCGCCGCGTTGACGCTGGCCAGCGTTCCAATACGGTTATGGTTTTCAGCGCGGCGGCGCAGATCCTCGACCTCAGCCTCGAGCTCGGCCAGGCGATCAATCAGCGGGCCGAGGTGCTGGCTAATGATGGCGCCGAACATGGGCTTTTACTCTATTGGGAGATACTGGCCGGGGTCGTTCATGTCGGTGACTCGCCAGCTTTCCGCTACGAGCGGCATGCCCACCATTACCGGGTCTTCTGGCAGCTTGTCGGGGCCTGGCGCGAGCGCCTGGCGAAACGTGCAGCCCCAGGCGTCGTACCCGTCGCGGCCCTTCTGGAAAATCGAGGGGCCGCTATGCAGGTCGCTCGGGTACTGGCACTGCCGGCCATGAAAGCCCCAACGGTTCATGTCGGCGAGGCGCTCGAGGAGCGTCGCCAAGTTGGCGGCCTCGAGCGCCGAGAATTTCCGCCACCGCGCGACGACCGCGTGCAGGGTGACCGTTACGTCGTGAACGTGTCGGCCGTCCGGGTTCTTGATGGCCGGCGACGTGCGCTCGATCTCAATCAGCACCATCGCGTCGCCGACCTTGTTGTCGAAGTCGTCATAGTTGGCAACGTCGACGCCAAGGCCCGCCGCGTGGATCGCGTCGCCGATCGCAAAGAACAGATCGGAGACTTTGTTAAGCGGCCGAAAAGACATGTTTAGCCTCTTGCTCGAATAGCTCTAGAAAGCGGTTTTGCGCGCGTTTTTCCCACTTCTCGAGGGCGCTCATTGCCGGGCCTTCCCAGTCCTCGCGAACGAGCTCGATCGGCAGCCGCTCGCGGCCCTTGCGGACGAACACGAGGCGCTGACTGCTTTTCATGGGGGAGATAAAGGCGTCGTCGTATTGACGATGCCCGACAGATACGCCGGTCGCGTTCTGTTTCGGCTGGCCAAGATAGTGAACCGCGATCGGCTCAAGGCCGACCCACAATTTCACCTCTCTGGCAGTGCCTCGGGAGAAAACTTTGTACCGATGGCCCAGCGGACTTTTTGAGATCCGCAGCTCTTGGGAAATTTCCCGAGAGCTATGCGTCCTCAGCCATTGCGCTGTTTTTCGCAGCGCTCGAGCGGCCGCCAAGTCGAGCTTTTTGCCCGCATCAGCGAGGCCCGCGTCGAACTCCGCGAAGCCGCTCGTTTTTAGCTCTAATTGGAAGCCCGCCATGTTCCGCGCTCCGCTGGTGTCGCCTCTCGATCGCCATACGGCACGAGCGTTAGAAGCGTGCGCAGCCGGCCGAGCGGCTCAGCCGCGACGATCGAATACTCGACGCCCTTGGAAACGACCTTGGCCGCCTTCCAGTTGGCAGGCAGCTCAGGGTTTGCGATCTGGAAATGATCCTGCAGGGGCTTGCCGCGCACGTTGGCCGCTCCAGGATCGATACCGCCTCGGTACAGGCCGCCCGAGGCGTCCGGCTTGCCGAACATGCCGGCGACGTCCCGCGCTTCCTGACCCTGCTCGATCAGCTGCACAATCGCGCCGAACTCGTCAGGGTCATAGAAAGCCGCAAAGTCGTCGTCGCCGATCACTTGGCGGCCCGTTTGCTGGCCTTGCCCGCCGCGTCGGTGTCTTCGCTTGCGTCTGAATCAGCGGCGGCCGCTGCATCGGCGTCGGCCGCCGCCTCTGCCTCTGCAGCTCGATACGCCTCGACCTCCTCGTCGGTTGCGTCGCGGGCCAGCTTCGAGCCGATCCAGTCGTTACGCACAGCGCGATCGACCTG